GAAGAACTCGAAACCACTTATGTTGATTTTTCAGAAAAATGTCATTCTTTTCTTAAAGATGGATTTACTCTTTACCCTCATCAAATAACAGCAGCCATGTTCATGAATGCTACACGTAGTACATTAATTTCACACGAAATGGGGCTTGGCAAAACAATTTCGAGCATACTTTATGTTGAACTAAATGGTTTTGAGAAGGTTATGGTTGTTACCCCAAATTCGTTAAAATTTAACTATTATAATGAGATAAAGAAATTCACTAATAGTACTGCGCATATTGTTAATTGGAAAAACAATGATTGTGGACTTGAAGAAGCTAAATATATAATAGTTAATTATGACTACTTTAATCCAAATTCAAAAAGTGGGAAGTTTTTAACTAAATGGAAGAAACTTAATGTTGGTTTAATTGATTGTGTTATTTCAGATGAATCTCAAAAATTGAAAAACACAAAATCGAATACATACAAAAATTTCAAAAGTACTTTCACTAAAAAAATGTTTAGAAATGATAAAATATCTAAAATATTTTTATCAGGGACACCAGCACCAAACAGAGCATATGAACTTTATACTGTATTAAATCAAATATCACCAACAGATTTTGCAACAAAGAAATATTTTTATGAATATTATTGTGGAATGACTTATGATTTGGGTGATGGTTGGGGATATATTGCTAATACATTAGAACAAAAATTCGAAGAACTATATCATAAAATTGCACCATTTACTCATAGAAAACGTAAAGCAGAAGTTTTAACCGACCTTCCAGATAAAACATATCAACGTATAATATTAGAAATGAATGAAAAAGAACAACAAATATATGAAGAAATTGAATCTGGTGTTGCAAATGAATTTGTCGAAAAACCAAATGGTAATCCATTAACTGTAATGATTCGTTTGAGGCAATATTTAGCTTCAATCAAAGTTAAACATGTTATTGAATTAATTGAAAACATACATGAAACTGGGGAAAAGGTAGTTGTTGTTGATTATTTTAAGGAAAGTCTTTATGAATTAAAGAAACTTCTTGGTAATATTGCAGAACTTCATACTGGTGACCAAAGTGTTGAAGAACGTGCTGAGGTTGTTAAAGCATTCCAAGACATAAATAGTATTGTAAAAGATTTTTTAGGTTCAATTCAAACTTGTAATTATGGATTAACACTTACAGCAGCAAGTAAATTGTTTGTTATGACATTACCATACTCTGTTGGTGAATTCGACCAAGTAAGTGACAGGTTACATAGAATTGGTCAGAAAGCTGCCGTTAATATTTATGTTTTAGTTTTTCCAAACACAATTGATGATTATGTATTTTCTTCAATTGAAGATAAACGTAAAGAAGTGCTTAAAGTTATTGATAATGAGGATTATTCATCAAATGTTAATGAAAGTGTATTAAGTGAGGTAATTAATAAAATTAAAGAAAAACATGGGAAGTAAATATAAATGGGGGGTTAATCAGTTTCAAGATTTATTTTTTGGTTCATTATTATATGATGTTGATATATCTGATGATAATTCTATTACTGATATTTATGTGTCAATAACAACATTTTTAGAACAAATTATTGATGATAATGTTATTGAATATTTAGATTTTGAAATAACAAATAAAAATAATTACTTTAAAATTATTGGTAATAATTCAATTACTGCAATATGGTTATTAGGTATTTTTCCACCAAACCCAAGACAAGTATTGGATACTAATGTATATGTTTTTAAAAACATTAAATATGTTTATAATGAAAAAACAAGAAAGTTAACATATAAAAAAATAAAAAAAAATGAATAAAATAATTGGTGTTTTATTTTCAAGTGGGTTAGATTCAACATATTTAGTTTGGAAAAATCTTAAAGATGGTAATAAAGTAATTCCATTATATGTTGAGATTGAAAATAATCAATCCAAAACGATTATGGAGAAAAATCGTATTGGATTATTACTTAAAGAATTTCAAAAAGAATTTAATGTTAATGATAAATATATTGAAGATATTCATAATGTGGTGAATATTTCGATTAATGGTAATGGGAATGGACTACATTTTAACCAAATACCTATTTGGTTATTAAGTATGGTTTTTATTCAAGGGATGGGTTTAGATGAAATACAAATTGGGTATGTTTGTGGTGATGATGTTATTCCTTATCTTGAGGATATACAAACAATATACAAATCATACCAAACTATTTGTGACCCTATGATACCATTAGTTTTTCCATTAACTAAAAAGAAAAAATGGCAGATGGTTCAAGAATTACCTAAGCAATATATGGATTTAATTTTTAGTTGTGAAAACCCTAAAATTATTGGTTCTGAAGACGCTAATATTATTGATTATGAGGCTTGTTGTGAGTGTGTACCTTGTAAGTCAATAATTTCCAGTAATTATTATGAAACTGGTCATTACTCCAAAAACTATGAAAAACCACTAATAAAAAAACAAATATATTCGTTATATAGACAAGGATATAAGGTTTTTGATAAGAATGGACTTGATTATATTGAAAATATGTCTACTTTAGTACCCCGATTAGAACCACATCAATTGAGAATTCGTTTTGATTTTGATGAGGATGAGGATGTTGATTATGAAAAAAGTTGTTACGAACCAAAAATGAGATTAGATTATGAGTAAAATAGATAAACATAATGTTTTAGGTGAAATCAAAGGATTTCTTGAAGGTTATAATGATGATATTAAATATCTGGTTAATGTTGAAACTGACCCAAGAAATAATTATGCTGAATGTGTTATTCATGAGCCTAATGAAAAACCAAGAATAGAGAATATTAAATATGAACCATTCATGTATATGAAGGATTTATCGAGACTTGGTAAATCATTGTATGCAAATACTGATGATGATTATGTTGAAAGTAAAAAAGTTAAGTATGGTATAAAGATAACAAAATTAAAAACAGGTAATCAAAAAAGATTACTTGATGGTTATTGTTATAAAATAACAAGTCATAGGTCTTATAATGATATAATTAATTATATTAAAGATGGTGGTATTGACATGTTTGAAAAACTTTATGATGTTAATGGAACTGCTGTTAGAAATAATGATGGTCGTATGGTGTATCCTAATCGTGACTTATTTTATTCTGTTAGTTCAACTGAACAATTTTTCATATCAACACAATCAAGACTATATAAAGGGTATGACCAATATAAGAATGTTCATCGATTAACATTTGATATTGAAACAACTGGTTTACGTTATCAAATGTCAAGAATGTTTGCTATTGGTGTAAGGGATAATAGAGGGTTTGAAACAATATTAGAGGTTGAGAAGCCTGATGATGATGCTTCAGAGATTATTTTAATTCAAGATTTTTTTAATTTAATATATTATATTAAACCAGCAGTAATTTTGGGTCATAACTCGGAAAATTTTGACTTTGAATATATTTTAGGTAGAGCAGGTATCCTTAAAATGGATTTATCAAAAGTACCTAATGGTCTTAAAGATGGATTTTTATTAAGAAGAAAAGCTAATAGTAGTGTTAAATATGGTAATACTAGTGATAAGTATACTTCTACACAAATGTGGGGTTATTCAATAATTGATACATTACATGCAGCAAAAAGAACTGCTGCTGTTAATAGTGATTTGAAAAAAACTAACTTAAAATATGTTGCACAATTTGAGAATTTTGCAAGAGAAAATAGAACATATATTAAGGGTGAGGATGATGATATTGGTAGATATTATAATGAAAATAAAGTTTTCTTAGTTAATGAGAAAAATGAATATATTGAAATTCCTGATAATTTTCAAGAAATTGGTACTAATCTTTATAAACTCCAAGAGAGTAAAGGTAAAATAAGTAATGATGATTATAAAAGAATTAGGAAAATATATCTTGATAAAGATATTAATTTTGTTAAATGGTATAGGGAGAATTGTATTGATAAAAGATTAAGTATTTTTCTTGGCGGTAAAAAGTTAGTGAAACAATATCTTCTTGATGACCTTTGGGAAACAGAACAAGTTGATGAACTATATAATCAATCATCATTTTTACTTGCTAAAATAGTACCAACTAATTATCAGAGGATTAGTACAATGGGTACTGCTGCAATTTGGAATTTACTATTAACAACATGGAGTTATGAAAATGATTTAGCAATTCCACATCCAGATGTTTTTGAAAATTTTAGTGGTGGTCTTGCAAGAACATATAAGAGAGGGTATGTTGAAGATTTAATTAAGATTGACTATGCATCACTGTATCCTATGATACAATTAACTTATGGTGTTTTCCCAATTTTTGATATTACAGGTGTAATGCAAAAAATATTATTGTATTTAACTACTACTCGTAATGTTTATAAAAAAATGGGTGCTGGTAATATATTGGATGAGGAAGAAACGTTATTATTAAAACAAATAGATTCTGAGGTACATTATAAATATGTTAATGATTTATTGACTGCTGAAGATGTTGCAATGTTTAAAGTTAAACAATTACCTATTAAAATTTTAAATAACTCACTTTTTGGTGCATTAGGGTCACATATTAGTTTTAACTGGTCAGATAATGTTTGTGCTGCAAGAATTACTTGTATTGCCCGTATTCAATTAAGACATGCAATTAAATGGTTTAGTGATTATGGTTGTACTGCATTACTTGCCGTAACTGATGGTGTTAATTTTAAAATTCCAGAGAATACTACTATTAAAATTACTGATGAGGGTGTAAATGAGGGTGTAAATGAGGGTGCAATTAATGAAATGTGGCAATATCAAGGTAAAACTGGTATTAATGCATTAATTGAGTATTTTAATGATACCGAAATGCCGAAACCGTATATGAGTGTTGATGATGATGGTAAAAGTGAAAGTTGTTTGAATCTTGCGAGGATAAATTATGCAACAAGGTCATTGGTTAAAGATAGAAAAACTGGTAATATTAAGGAGAAAATCAAATTAACTGGTAATACTATTAAATCAAAAGTGATGCCTGAATATATTGAAGAATTTATTGATAAGGGTTTGGATTTAATTCTTCATGGTAAAGGGAAAGAATTTGTTGATTATTATTATAATTATGCTGAAGATATTAGGTATATGCAAATACCATTGAAAAAAATTGCAAGTAAGAGTAGGGTTAAACAAACTCTTAAAGCATATAAAAATAGAGGTAAGGATAAAAATGGTAAGGCAAAAGCAAAGCAAGCGCACATGGAATTATTAATCATGAGACGAGAAAAACTTGCCGAAGAACTTTTTGAAAAATATAAATTAGAATTAGGTTTTACTGGAACTGAAAAAGAACCTAAAAAAATCGATGATAAAATGAAAGCAGTTATTAATTATATGCCACAAGAACCTGAATTAGATAGTACTGTGTATTATGTTAATACTGGGTATGCTAAATCACATGGAGATGTTAAGGCAGATGTTAAAGATAAAGATACTGGTGAATTAAGATATGGTTCTGAATTAATTAGTAAGGATGATTTACAAGAAAATCCAAACATGACGGGTGTATATAATTATGAGAAATATTTAGATGCATTTAATAAGCGGGTTGCAACAATTCTTGTTGGTTTTGAACCAGAAGTAATAAAAAAAATACCTGTAAAAATAATTAAAAAAGGTGAAAATGCTGGTGAGTTGAAAAAGGGTGAGTTTAGTCCATTAAAAAATGAGTTGGAACTCAAATCATTTAATTATGATGATTTTGATGAGTCGATGTTTTTAGAGAAAATGGAGGTTGATTTCTGGAATAAGACTGGATATGACCCAAGAAAAATTTGGGATGGTTTTAAAATGAATGATGATTATAAGGTTCATTATAGTGTGTATGATGATGCTTTAAATTATCTTAATAATAAGATGAAGACAAGTAATAAACCATTAATTAAATCAATCAATGATGAATATCAAGAGGGTGATTTAATTTTAATTAAAAATTATTCAGAATATCATGTTGGTTCTTATAATGGAGTTTATATTCAAATAGTAAGGGAGAATGTTGATATACCTAAAAGTGATATTGAGATTGAACTTGAAAAACAAAAACAAGAAATGGAAATGATTATTAATGAAAATCTTGAATCAAGTACTTTAGTAACTAAAACTGATAGAGAACTTTATTTGGAGGCTCAAAATAAGAAAACTAATAAATATTTTACTGAATTTAAACAACATTTTGGTGTTGATTTAGTATGTTCTATGGATAAGTTGTTTGGGGAAGTCCCAGAAGCGAAAGGTGCATTTGATGCGTTTGTGTTAAAAATTGAAAACAATATTCAGAACGAAGTAAATGAATATTTAGATGTTTCTGATGATTCATATTAATATTAATAAGTATTTATATTAAAATATTGATTCATGGAATTAAAAAAGAAAGATTTACTTGAAATTATTGATGGTAATGGTGAATTAATCGGAAACGATGATATACCAAAAGTTGATGCTAATGCAGATACTCAGGCAAAAAACACAACAGATTATAATCAAAAAGTTGGTCAACAACCATTTAGATACGATATGTTAGGTCGTTTTGGATTTACTCTTATGCCTTTTATGGAGGGTGTGGATAAAAATGAGAGTCAAGCTGAACTTGAAAATGATTTAATTGACTTAATGAATGAAAAACATATTAACATTATTTCTTATTATAAACAAAATCCTAAAAAAATTATTTCAGATTATCGTAAACATGTTACTGATGAGGAAATTAGTGATGATGTGATGAAACAAAATGTTGAATGGGTTAATAAGATAATAAAGATTATTGAGAAACATTTCGAAAAATCACTTAAAAATCTTGATGAACAATTTGTTGAAAATATTGCAGAAAATAAAGTTGTTGAGGATAAAATGGTGGATAAAGTAAAAGATGCTATGTTAACTAAGACTGATGATAATGCATTAAAAGGAAAACGACTTGGACAAATTGCTGGTTTAATTAATAAATTAGATAAAAAAGATATTGATGATTTAATTGATTTAATTGAAAGGAAGAATGGCTAATCAAGAATTATATAATAAATCATATAAAATACCCTCAGATGTGTTAAAAGGTATTCAAACAACCTTAGTATCTAATCCAACTGGTGATGGTGTGAAACGTGCTAAAACCTTACTTAAAAACGGTTATATTACTTATCAGGCAATGAAGAGGTTAAAGAATTTTTTCGATTACTTTAATCCACAGAATGATGATAATAAACAATTTCATTTTGCAGGTGGGCAATCAATGAAAGTATTTATTGAGACAACATTAAATGCTGAGAGAAATGCAGTTAAAACAGGTAAGGAAGTTAGAAGAGATATAACAACCAATCCAAATTCAGAATTAATGCCACACCAGACACCAAGATTGAATGAGGAAAAAAAGGAATTAATAAAAAATACTGTTGCAGTTATTGTTAATGACGATAATAAAATATTATTATTGAAACGTTCTGACCATCCAAAACAATGGATGCCGAGTAAATGGGGGTTAGTTGGTGGTGGTATTGAAAAGGGTGAAAAATCTGAAGAGGCGTGTAAAAGAGAGATTAAAGAGGAAACTGGATTAGAAATTGAGAAATTTATTAAATCTTTCACTATTCGAAGAAATACTGAAAGTGAAGAAACAATTTTCGCATGTAGATATTCAGGTGAAGCTACTGATATTTCACTTAATAAGGAAAATTCAAATTATGGTTGGTATGATGTAAGTGAAATGGAATTTCTTGATACCGTCCCACATTTAATTGAATATATTACACTCGTTTTTAAAAAATATGATTAATTCGTATTTATAATAAATAATAGTAAAGTTAATAATTAATAAAATGGCAGAAGATAGTAGCAGATTACTTAATAGTAGTGAAGATTTTAGAAGTTGCTCAATAGCAAAAAATAGTTGTCACTACGTACCAAGTAAACAATATTGTGCTGGTGTTCCAGATACAATGTCTGATGGTGATAATAGAGGTCGTGACCCACAAGATGGTGGTGATGTTGGTACTCAAATCGATATTAAAATGAGAGAAAGTTTGTTAGCGAAAAATGCTGACCGTTATACTCCCGGGAATGAATATACTGCGGGTGTGGTTGATACAATTTCTGATGGAGATAATAGGGGTCGTGACTCAGTAAATGGTGGTGAGACAGGCACTAATAAAGATATTGAAATGAGAAACAAACTCATGGCAAAAAATGCTAATGGTTATACTTTTGGTAATCAATATCGTGCTGGTGTTTCAAACACAATTGCTGATGGTGATGGTAAAGGTAGAGAGCCACAACAATTAGGCGAGGATGCTGGAACATGTATAGATTTTGCAAGTAGAAATTGCTCACTTATTAAAAATAGTAATCTTTACACAAAGAATCGTCAATATGGATTTGGAAATGGTACTGTATGATGATAAATGAAGTTAAAATATTATTTAATAACATTAAAAATTTTCGACATCTTCTAACTGAATCTGTTGGTCAGGATGTTATAATAAAGGCTATTCAAAATCATGAATGGATTTATATGTATTATAATGCTGATAATGAGGAAGGTAAAAATGCTAGTGGTTATCGAACAGTAAGACCTTATGTTCTCGGCACAAATAAATCAGGGAATGTCGTTTTAAGAGGGTGGCAGGATAATTCAAAAAATAGTTGGCATTTTACGAATAAACCAACGAGACCTGATAGTTCTAAACATGATTATTGGACTGATTCGGAGGGTGATAAACCGGGTTGGCGTATGTTTCGTCTTGATAAAATATCTAATATTTACCCAACAGGTAAAAAGTTTAATGATGCTAATGGTCTACCTTTAATACCTGCTGGGTATCATGAGGGTGGTGATGATGATATGTCAAGTATTATTGCATACGTTTCAACGAAAACTGAACCTGATTTTGATTATAAATATGATAAGGAACAACAACCTGATATTATATCGAAAGGTGAAAGAGATAGAGCAAAATGGGATAGTGTTAGGAAGGGTAATAAAAATAATAGAAAAATCACGGCTAATGATGTTACTAAATTAAGGGATGTTGCAAGTAGAGTGCAAAAAACTGCACATGGGAATTATTTGGTTGTAATTGATGATAAAAATAATTTTCAATTAATGCTAACAAAAGATAAAGATAGACAAAATATTCCCGATTCAGCAATTGTTGGTTCATTACCATATCTTTATGATAGTTTAGTTAAACAAAATACACCAGCAGATAATAAATTTTTCAATGATATGAAAAATAAAACCCAAAACGATTTAAAATTAAAGACTCAAAGTATTGGAGAACCAGAATTAGATGAAACTAATAATCCAACAATTCCGTATAAAAAAATGACTTTTTTCAAACGATAGAGTATTTATAAAAAAATGTAAAATTTTATAATAATGGCAAAAAAACTTGATTTAAATAAAATAAGAGATGAAATTGATAAAGAGAAACAAAATCGTAATATTGTTCCATCTCGATTAGGCGAAAGTGTTGGTAAGGGTGTTTCTGCTCGTGATGTATTTTTGAATGATTTGTTGAGTGCAAGACAAAGTGGTTTTGATACACCAGCAACAACACTAATTAAAACAGTTGAAAATAAGGTTGCTCAAAAACATGGTGGAATTGGAAAGCCACACATTATCAATGAATCACAACCACAACGACCAACACACAGACCACCAACAGTTGATATGTCACAAGATAGAGATGAAAAACTTTTCGCAGACCTTGAAAAGAAAAATAAACAAACTCTTGCTGAAAGTATTAGTTCTTTCCAAGGGAAATCACCATCAAACCCACAATCAATGAATTTTGGAGGTACTGATTATTTAACAACACCACCAATTGGTACTCCAATGAATAATAATAATAATATATCATCTCAAATTAATGAGGGTGCACTTGTTGAAAATGTAAGAGGTGTTGTGAATAGTTATCTTAGTGAAAATCTTGGCGGTATTTTTGAAGAAGCAATTAAGGGTACAATCATTGAAATGTATGCTGTAGAGCGAATTAAAGAAGTGTTAAGTGAGAATCGAGATTTAATTAAATCTGTGGTTGTTGAAACCATTCGAGAAATCCAAGCAAAGAATAAAGCAAAGGCACGATAATTATCGTGCTTTTTTTTTTATTAATTTCGTATTTATGAATATAATACATTCTTAATATGACATATGATGAATTTAAAAGGGATTTCATACCAGAACTAAATAAAATTAGGTCTTTTGCTGGTAGAATGAAATACGCAAATAATATTCTTCAAAGAATTGGTAGTGGTTCTGGTAGAGTTGTTTATGATATAGACGGTGAAAAAGTTTTAAAATTAGCAAAAAATCAAAAAGGTATTGCTCAAAACGAAACAGAGGGTGGTGCTGGTTATTATCAGGACACACAAAATGTAGTTACAATTATTTTTGAAAACGCAGATGATTATAGTTGGTTAATTTCAGAAAAAGCCAATAAAGTTAATGAAAAACGTATTGTCGAACTAACTGGAATTCCTAGTCTTTTAAAATTACAATATTTTTTAAGAAATCATATTGATGAAAATAATGGTAGAACCCCAAGATTTTCACTAACTCCTGAAGAGGAAGATTTTTTTTGGGAAAATGAATTTAGTAGTGGTTTAATTGAGTTTGTTCTTAATTATAGTCAACATGTTGGTGATATGGGTAGACCAAGTACTTATGGTGAGGTGTTACGTAATGGTGAACCAACAATTGTTCTTACTGATTATGGTTTAAATGATGAGGTTTATGATACTCATTATAATAGAGCAAGAAAACAATCAAGATATCAAATGTATGAACTATATAATTATGCTGATGGTAATGATGATATATTAAGTGATACTGGTGACCAAGGTGATATTAGGCGTGGAATGTGGGCACAAATGCCTTACAGTGTTAGTGATGGTGATGGTGTGATTAATGAGGCGTTCATTAAATTTGTTTCAAACAGAAATAGTTATCCTAATGAAGCGATTTCAGGTCTTCCAATACTTACAGATAATTTTCATGATTGTGTGAATAATATTAGAGAGGTATTAAATCATGTTGATAATAAAAAACAATTCTACGAAAACTTACTAACACTCCAAGAATATTTAATTAGAAGAGGTTTCTATGATAGAGATTTATTAGTTTCTGAAGAATATATTATTAATGAAGATGCTCCTGCTGTTGAACGTGATACGTTGGGTGATAAAGGATATGGAAATAGATTAGCAATAGGTATTGCAGGTAAATTAGGGTTATCATCACCTAAATTTATCGGTGGTGGTGCTAATGGTTTTGCTTATGAGATAAATAATAATTTAGTAATGAAAATTACTGCTGATATTAGTGAGGCAGATGCTGCTTCAAAATTATTAAGAGGTAAACCAGAAAACATTGCAATAATTTTTAATTTATATAAGGTGGTTGATACTGAAAATAATAAAGCATATTATGTAATCTTACAGGAAAATGTTAATTATAAACCATTAGATTTTTTTAGAAAGACTATTGAAGATATTAGTAAAATTAATATTGATGGTCAAGGATACGAAGATATTATGACATCAATAAGAATTCCTAAAAGATTTGATTATAATCAAATGATTGAATTTGCAAAAAGGTACTTAACTGAAAATTCAGAATCAGACGTTAGTGAAACTGATAGAACTAATATTTATAATTTCTTAGTACAAATGTTTAATATTCGTAAGGAATTAATTGAATTTGGTATTAAGTCAACTGATTATATTACAATTGGTAATCTGGGATATAAAGACAATAAATTAAAATATTTTGATGTTGGTGGTTATCGTGGCGAAGAACCAAATATTGATGATGATAAAATAATTAGTTTACCTGAGAATATTCAAGAGGATAATGTTAATGAATCTTATGATAGAAATGTTGCTGATTACGTTGCTAATGATGTAGCAAAAAAAATGAGATTAGGCAAACCTAGATTTGTTGGAAGTGGAAATTTTGGTGTTGCTTATGATATTGGTAATGAAAAAATATTAAAAATCACTAAAGATAAAAGTGAAGCCAGTGAAAATTTAATGTTGATTGGTAAACAATTAAATTATATTGCACAACCATATAATGTTTTTCAAATTAAATCGAAATCAAACCCAGACCTTCCAATAACATATGCAATTGTTTTAGAAAAATTAGAAACTAATCCTAATATACAGAGAATGTATAAAAGATTAAATTTTGCTTTTGAGAAAATAATGAACGTTAATGTATCTGATGTTATTGAATATTATCTTGATAAATGGGATGATGGTAATGTTACCGAAGATAAGGTTAATTCATACCTAAAAAAGAATCCACAAGATGCTGAATTTTTTTATGGTTTATTAGAGATTGCTAAAGAAACTAATTCTTTAGGTATTGAAAGTATGGATTATTTGAATGCCGATAATCTTGGATATAAAAAAAACGGGGTACTTGGATTTTTTGATGTTGGGTTTGGAAATTATTATAGTGAACCACACGAAATCGAAAATGTTGAAATTCAAGAAGATGGTAGTGCCAAATTCAGTACTGATGATGCTATTGGTCAAGACGATTTCCCAAATTATGATAATACTGCTGATACTTCACCATG